CAGTATCACTATCCTGTGATTGTGGATGTGCGTTGGAACACCACCTGCAATCTCAGTTGCAACTATTGCAGTGAATGGGCCAGTTCAAAATGGTCAGCACTCAAAGGCATTCCGTTCAAGTCTGGCAGTCGTCCTTACTATGAACAAGTGTGCGACTTTCTTGAACAGCACAAATCGCACATCCGAGACGTTGCACTTGTGGGTGGAGAGCCCTTGTTGCTGCCTGAAAACGAACGACTGCTGGATGTTATACCGGAAGACTGTGCTGTGACCCTGATCACCAACATGAACGTGGACTTGGGCAAGAACAAGATTTTTAAGAAACTAGCACAAAGAAAGAAAGTTGGCTGGAGCATGAGCTTTGACAACATTGGTGCACAGTTTGAATATGTGCGCTACGGCGGTGACTGGAACATGCTGACAGAAAATTTAGCCATAGTCAAAGACTTGTTCAAACAGGGACAATGGGGCGGAATCCACGCAGTGTACAACATCTACAATGCCACACGTATTACAGAGTTCCGTGAATGGGCACAGAGCCAAGGTGTCACAGTGCTGTGGCAGAACTTGTTTCAACCTGATTACCTGGATCCGTTGTTGTATGGACCTGCAGTGGCTCAAGCGGCAGCAGATGAAATTGAACGTTTCTATGCCACAGGACTTGCTACACCAGCAGAACGACAGTTCTTTGACAATGCCTTGAACACATATCGTGCAGTCTCACAAGCACGTCCTGGAATTGAAGCCAAATTTCGTCAACACATCACTGAGATTGAAACTCAGTACCACAAAGATTGCGCAGGTAAGTTTGTGCAGTTGTGGCCTGAACTTGCACACTTGACACAATGAAACCCACACACGACTGGAGCTATGTTGCAGGACAAACAATTCATTGGATGAGTCCTGACACCAAAGAAAATTATCAACGGCACCTGAATGATGCTGCCAAACGACACATGCTGCAACAGTTTGGCTGGATAGATCAACACATTGATTACACATTCAACAGCGATGGATTTCGCACAGACGAATTTGATGATCGACCTAATTTTGTAACCATTGGATGCAGTTTTACTCAAGGTGTTGCTGTGAACCGGTCAGAAACCTGGGCGCAATTGATCAGTGATCAATTGGGTTTATCAGTGTGGAATCTTGGAGTAGCAGGGGCCAGCGCAGACACCTGCTATAGAATCATCAAACATTATGCACCAATTCTCAAACCAAAATTTGTAGTATTGTTAGAACCCAGATACAACAGGGTAGAACTGCATCACAGTGATCACCAAAAGCCATATTCAATTAATTGGGCATACGATGCTGAATCCTGGGGCAATAGCGGTTATTTAAAAACTTGGTTGAGCAATGATTACAACATGCAGTTGTATGCAGAAAAGAATCGAGCAGCTATTGCACATGTGTGCAACAAACTTGATATTCCTGTGGTAATGTATGCACCCAATGATTATATAGATCTAGTAACAGACAAGACTCAACATGATCTAGGTCGCGACTTACTACATCCTGGCAGGTTAAATAATCGTGCATTTGCGCAAGTGGTGTACAACCACGTGAAAGACCTATGAGTATCAAACCCACATTAGATACAGTGCTGGTGAAATCACCACACCGTCGAGAAACATATACACAGGAGCAGTTGACTGAGTTTGCTCGCTGTGCTGATCCTGTGAGCGGACCCATGTACTTCCTGGACAACTTCTTTTACATTCAGCATCCCACACGTGGCAAGATGCTGTATCAGTCTTTTGAATATCAAAAACGTCTGATTGCAAACTATCACAACAGCAGATTTTCAATTTCCTTGATGCCGCGACAAACTGGTAAGTCAACATCAGCAGCGGGTTACCTGTTGTGGTATGCTATGTTTGTGCCTGATGCTACTATTTTGGTTGCCGCACACAAATACCTAGGTGCACAAGAAATCATGCAGCGTATTAGATATGCATACGAACTGTGCCCCAATCACATACGTGCAGGTGCTACCAGCTACAACAAAGGCAGTCTGGAGTTTGACAACGGATCACGTATTGTATCGCAAACCACTACAGAAAACACTGGTCGAGGTATGTCAATTACCTTGTTGTATCTGGACGAATTTGCGTTTGTGCGACCCACTATTGCCCGAGAGTTTTGGACTTCTATTACACCCACACTCAGCACAGGTGGTAAAGCTATTATTACTAGTACCCCTAACTCAGACGAAGATCAGTTTGCATTGATCTGGAAAGGTGCCAACAAAATTGAAGACGAGTACGGCAATCCTAGACCCAACGGCTTGGGTATCAACGGATTCCGTGCGTTTCGTGCGTTTTGGCGCGAACATCCAGATCGAGATGACACCTGGGCTGAAGAACAACGAGCACAGTTGGGCGAAGAACGATTTCGCCGAGAAATGGACTGCGAATTTGTTATCAACGATGAGACCTTGATATCGCCACTAAAATTGTTGGACCTAGAAGGTGTAGAACCTGCCAGCAAAACAGGACAAGTGCGTTGGTATAGACCCATACAAGCAGACAAGATATACATTGTGGCCCTAGACCCTAGCTTAGGCACAGGCAGCGATCCTGCTGCCATACAGGTGTTTGAAGCAGATACCACAGAACAAGTGGCTGAATGGCGTCATAACAAAACAGATGTGCCCACACAGATCAAGATCTTGGTGGACATTGTGAAAGAACTGCATGCTGTGGTCAAAGACGACAAAAAGATCTACTACAGTGTGGAAAACAACACTCTAGGCGAAGCAGCCTTGATCAGTATCAACGAATACGGCGAAGAAAACATTCCTGGCTATTTCCTCAGTGATAATTCAGTGCAGGGCCAGCACGGACGACGAACTCGCAAGGGATTCACAACCACCAACAAAAGCAAGATTGTGGCCTGCAACAAGTTCAAGATCTTGGTAGAATCAGGGCGTATGAAACTGTACAGCAAACCCTTGATCTCAGAACTCAAAAACTTTGTGGCGCTGGGCAGCAGCTATGCAGCCAAACCTGGAGAAACAGATGACTTGGTAATGAGCACTTTGCTGGTTACCCGCATGCTGATGTTGTTGCAAACTTATCACCAAGAACTAGATTCGCATCTGAAAGATCACGGGGACAATATCATAGAACCTATGCCTTTCATTAGCATGATGCGCTAAATATACTACTATGGCCCAAGAACTCAATATTGAACAAAAACTAAACGACCTACTGGTCAGCCGGGACTTTCACCCTGAATTAACAGGCAAAGACGGGCGTCCCAGCAACGCAGACGACGCAAAAACATTCACATTTGATTATATTTCCAACTCAGGAAAAAACTACGGTACCATGGTGATTGTGCTGGCCAACGACAACGAGATGAAAGTCATGTACGGCGACAACCTGGGCAAGACCATGGAAGGCAACGACAAGCAAGAGTTCTTTGACTTTGTTCAAGCTCTGCATCAGTTTGCTGTGAGAAATTTTTGGACTTATTCTTCAGAAGATCTCAGCAAGCTCAAGTATGTGCAGGCTGGAATGGCAGCTATCAAAGAAGGCCTGTTTGAAGGTTACTATGGCAATCGCCGTGTGAGCTACACTGGCGAACCCACAGAAGCTAGAATGATGATTCGTCACAATCGTGTGCTGGGTGAAAATGACGCTCGCTTTCGCTATGTAGAAAGCATCTATATTGAAACTGCTGACCAAGAACGCTTTCGACTGCCATTCACTAACATGACTGGTGCCAAAGCCATGTTGGAGCATGTGCGTCAAGGTGGCCGGCCCTACGATGTGCGCGGCAATCACATTTGTGAAATGGTTTCTGAACTCAAAGTACTAAACAGATTCAACCGAGCCAGTGCTGGCCGTGTGATGGAAGGCGTTACGCAGACCATAGTGGAGCAGGCACAGGCCTACTACAAGAGCCTGCGTGAAAGTCTCAAGCGCATCACACACAGTCGAGGCTACAACACCTACTTCGAAGCCTGGCACCCAGCAGAAATTGGCGAACACGAAAGCCTGGTAGAAGATATCAAAACCATGTTTGTACAACAAACATTGGACACCAGAATCGAAGCAGCATTGCCATTGCTGGCTCGTATACAACAACAAGGAAATGCTATGAAAGAAGCTGAAATTTTTGAAAGCTGGATCAACAATCTAGCCGAAGGCACATGGAGCCTGCCTGAAACTCCTGAACAACTCAATCAACTCAAAGAGCTAATGAGTCAAGAACTCATTGTTGGCCCTGATGCTACCAATGCAACAGAACAATTGTACTCTCTAGTTGGTGACGACATCTTGTTTGATCGACTAGGTGATTTGGCCGAACGTGATCCACGAGCAAATGCCTGGAACGACACAGGTGTTATGGAACGTCTGCGTGAACTAGGGATTGAAACTCCTGAGCAGGCCCCTGCAGGCGCAGAACAACCTCCAGCAGCAGAGCCAGCTGCTGCTGCGCCAGCCCCGGATCCAGCTGCTGCACCAGTGCCTCAGCAATCTGTGGCAGAAGAACTCAATGCCATGCGCAAGGCAGCTGGATTGCCAATGGTAGAAGGTCGTATGCTTGACGAAAGCGGCGAAACATTGAGTCATATCATGGATCGTTTCAAACACGAAGTTGATCAGTTTGAAAAAGGTGGCGACCTAGACGACGACTTGTACTATGCCTTGTTTGACTATTATTCAGACCACGGCGAAATTCCCTACGGCATTGCCAAGGGTCGTGATGGTGATCCGTTTGAATGGATCACAGATCGTCTAGATCAAGAGCTAGGCACAGGCAACCATGCCATGCGTAAGCTACCCGAAGCTGATCCTATTTCCACATTTGAAGTCATGAGTGGGTTTGACGCACCAGTTGCCGAAGGGTCATGCAACATGACTGCTGAAGGCGAATACTGCCCTGAACATGCACTAGCCGAATGTGGCAGCATGTATGAAATGAGCACAGTAGCAGGAAGCATGGCTCCTGTTATAGGTGAAGATGACAGTAGAGACAAACACTATTATCAACGCAACAACATCTGGAGAGTCATGGACGGTGACGAACTAGTACACGAATATACGCCCGACCGTTATGAAGTTGTTGGTGCTAAAAAGTTGTTGGCTCAATTGGATGATGAAGGCTACGATGTTACACACGTTATAAGCCCCATGGGAACTGTTACATACTTGTATGGCAAACCAGAAGATGAAATGGATGAAGGCATTGTGGGTAACATGTTTAACAAAGCCAAAAGTATGTTTACAAAACCAGCAGCAACAGTACCTGCTACAACAGCAGCAACGGCTGCTCCGGCACCTGTAGTTCCTGATGCGGCAACACAAGCAAGAATTGCGGCTGCCCCACAGGGCTATGATCCAAACACTGGCAAGCCACTGCCTGTCGCAAAGACTACCATGAAGTTACCTCCGGGTGTTGTAAAAAAAGGTGGCACAATGGATATGACTAAAAAGGTTGTAGCACCAGTAGCAAAGCCCGCGGCAGCACCTGCGGCACCTGCACAAGCGGCTGCACCAGCGGCTGCACCTGCACCAGGTGGAGTTCAAGGTATCAAGAGCAATGTTGATATTAACACCCTACAAAAGTTTAATGGCATAGTTGATGTCCCGCCAAAGATAAAACCACAAATCAAAGATGCCAAGGGCAGAACTTGGACAAAGTTAACCGGTGGTTGGACGCAGGATGGTTCAGACCGAACTATTGATCGCCAAGACAGCACATATCAATCATTTGATGATGCATGGCGTGTGGCCAACGGAGCACAGCCAGGTAATGTAGGTGTTCCAGGAGCACAACAACCAGCAGTAGCCGAAAGCAAAGACGATGCATTGTTGGCTAGAATAAAAAGTCTGGCCTTGATAAAATGATTTAAATATGGGCATGCTAAACTTTAGTAATGCCCAACAAATCCTTCCCACAGTCTGGCGTTTGCCAGACTTTTTCTTGGACTACGAATCTGTACGTCACAGTTATCGCAGTCCAGAGCAATCATGGACAACACAGTATCCCAATAGATTGTTAACGCCCTGGGGTTCTAATACTGTATTAGAGTCTGCGTTATCACAAGCACCTGCACAGATCAAGCAGTTGACCAATTATTCTGTGCAACCACAAGTGATCTATTCAAGTGTTGATCTATCAGGCAGCAAGATTATGATGCATAGACTGCATCCAGATATCAAATGTTTTATTCAAGTGTACATGGGTGAAGAACCTGCACCTGAACTATCCAGTGTGTTCTGCAACAACTTAACAGTCAACGCTGAACACGCCAATGACTATGCAGACATTTCAGAGTTTGCCCCTACAGACTTGGTCAAAATAAAATACCGCCCCAACCAAGCCTGGCTCATGATCAATCAGCCTAGATGCTTCTTTGGAACAGCACATGTTGTGGCACCCAATGCAGTGCGTGAAACTGTGAACTTACACTTTGGCGCGGAACTGCCAGCAAGCACTTAATCGTGTGCCTGTGATGGTGTCTACGTGATGCTCTTTGCGGTCAGAGTTTAGATTGATATAGCCTGTGTTGGGCACAAAATCAATCCTTGTGCGCGGTGTACTGTGTGTGAACTCAGTACCGTGTACATTACCATGCGTCCACAAATACACTTGATAGGTCACTGCCAATAGTTCGGCATCATTGTGGTAAGGACAATGCCATCCACTAAGATCCAGCCACATTTTGCATTCTGCAGGCATGAGCTTGATGCCAGTGATGCGTTCTAGTTCGGGCATTATGTCAGGAGCCATGCCCTGAAGTTGTTGTAGGGTAGGGCTGTCAGGAGTCAACTGCAAGCGATACTCTAGACAGTCAGCGTGTCGGTGCCATGAGTCTGCATGATTCAAATGCGTAGAGGCCAACTGCTGAAACGTGTCTTCGGCAAAACAGTTTTTTACACTCCATAGGTTGTTGGCAACAGTGGTGACTTCGGAGTCGGTATCGTAGATATGGTGAATAGTCATAATAGTATTTACTAATAGATCTCTGAGTTTTTTATATTTTTGGTTGCTCTAGAACAAAAGGCGTGTGAATAAAATCTTTAATTTCTGTTAACTGTGATTGAGCCAACGTTTTGATGTGTTGATGATTGTGCTCTAATACGTCTTGAAAATGTTTGTACACCGATCTTGGATTGTCAGTGTGATACAAACGTTGTATTTGCTGCCAGGCCATAGCATATCGTTGGGCATCGTTGGGCTCGTTGTCATAACTTTCATCAATGATATCTCCATGAAACGTTTTGAACCCTAGTTCTTGCAATCTCTTCAAAAGTCCTGCTCCATTAAACATGATAAAAATGCGTTTGGCGAACAAACATTTTGCTGTTTTTTCTGTAAGAAAAGTATTGCTGTTGCCAATATCAGCAGTTTCGCAAACTATGCTATACCAGCTGCTTTGATATATGCCCCAGGGCACAATCACGCTCATTGGTGTATTGTCTCCAGGCAGACCATAACCGGGTCTATAAACAAGATTAACACTGTATTGTTCACGTGGACTCAGGTCTTGAGTGTCCTGTTTGAATTTATGCACCACTGTTTCTTCCAGTTGGTTCAATGCAGGTGATGTATATCTTTGTATGATACCATGCTGGGCAAAACCAACTGGATCAATTTGATTGATTAGATTAGGATCATCCCAGGGTCTTGGCTGTAAGTTTACCAAGCAATGGTCTAGAAATTCAGATTCTAAAAGCCTGTACATCAAATAAGTTCTGGCTGTTTTTACAGTACCCATTAGTACGTCAAACATGTGCTTGCGAAAAGGCACAGTCTTTTCAGTAATTTCTTGAAACGAATTGGCCTGTACCACGTAAGAAAAAAAACTTAGTTGATCATTAAAAAACCGATCTTGTGGAGGATGTGTATATCGTTGACTACCAGCAAACACACATTTTATTCGATCGTTGTGAACAGCATTACAAACATCTCCGTATACCCTGGGCCACCAATTGTTCATAGCTTCGGTGCTGTGAGTTACAACAATGTCGGCCCAGTTCAGTGCAAGGTTTGAAATCAAAGTCGGATGATCCTCAATTGGACCAGAGTCTGCAATTGTTCCGCCGCTGAGAGGTCTAGCAAAATGTTCAAAAAACAACAATGCTACTTTTTTTCTCTTGTCGTTGTTGTCGAATTCTCCAGGTCCCGGCGGTCGCACACCTCGATAGATCTCGGCTCGCGGAAACCATTCGTGCCCCACCATTAGTGCTCGGTTGTATTCCCACCATGAATGTGGATCCCATACAAACCATTCTGTTTGATCGCGCATGTCAGGATTGCTGGCCCAGACCTTGCGATGGTTGTCCCACACATAAAAAACGTTGTTGTCCATTGTTGTACTTATAGAACAAAAAACTTTGCCTTTTGTATTGCAATACTAAATAAAGTCGTATACAATACAACTTGTATGCACAGGCAACATACAATCTAAGAATATTAGATAGGCAAAACATAGGCAACTTTACAGGAGATATTACTATGGCATCATTAGCAGAAATTCGCGCAAGACTACAGGCAGCAGAGAACAACAAAGGTGGGCAATCCACCGGAGGCGGCGACCGATCAATTTACCCCCACTGGAACATGGAAGAAGGACAAAGTGCTTCCTTGCGTTTCCTTCCAGATGGCAACACAAAAAACACTTTCTTTTGGGCTGAACGAGCCATGATTCGACTGCCATTCAACGGCGTCAAAGGAGAGATGGATTCCAAGCAGGTCATGGTCCAAGTACCCTGCGTTGAGATGTGGGGCGAGGCTTGCCCAATCTTGGCTGAAGTGCGTACCTGGTTCAAGGACAAGAGCCTGGAAGACATGGGTCGCAAGTACTGGAAAAAGCGCAGTTACATCATGCAGGGCTTTGTGCGTGAGAACCCCATTGGTGACGACAAGACACCAGAAAACCCAATCCGCAAGTTCATCATTGGACCACAGTTGTTTACCTTGATCAAGGGTGCGCTGATGGATCCTGAACTGGAAGAATTGCCAACTGACACACTGCGTGGTTTGGACTTCCGTATTGCCAAGACCAGCAAAGGTGGCTATGCTGACTACAACACTAGTAAGTGGGCACGTAAGGAATCGGCTTTGACCGAAACCGAGCAAGCGGCAGTGGAAACACATGGTTTGTTTGACTTGAGCACATTTTTGCCTAAGAAGCCAACTGACGTTGAGCTCAAGGTTATCAAAGAGATGTTTGAAGCAAGTGTAGATGGTCAGCCGTACGACACAGAGCGTTGGGGTCAGTACTTCCGCCCAGCAGGCGTAGGTGCTCCTCAAGGTGGCAGCACAGACGAAGCACCAGCGGCACCTGCACCTGTGGCACGTACAGCAACTCCTGCTCCTGTAGCAGAAGCAGCACCTTGGGAAGAAGACGCTGCCGAAGCAGCCGCTGCACCAATCGTAGCACCCAAGGCAACACAAAATGCACAAGACATTTTGGCCATGATTCGTAGCCGTCAGAAGTAAACACTTTGGCATCGCACAGAGAGGAAACTCTCTGTGCATTTCTTTTTACATAGGCAAAATATGGGAAAACCCTTTGACATTTCAAAATTCCGTAAGGAAATTACCAAAAGCATTGACGGCCTTTCAATTGGCTTCAATGATCCCACCGACTGGATCAGCACAGGCAACTATGCCTTGAACTATCTGATCTCAGGCGACTTTAACCGTGGCATTCCCTTGGGCAAAGTTACTGTGTTTGCTGGCGATTCAGGTGCAGGCAAAAGCTACATCTGTAGCGGCAACATTGTGAAGCATGCACAAGAGCAAGGCATCTTTGTTGTATTAGTTGACAGCGAAAACGCACTAGACGAAGACTGGCTCAAGGCTCTGGGAGTTGACACTAGCGAAAGCAAATTGCTCAAACTCAGCATGGCCATGATCGACGATGTGGCCAAGACTATCTCCACATTCATGATCGACTACAAGGCCTTGCCCGATGGCGAACGTCCCAAGGTATTATTTGTGATTGACAGCCTGGGAATGTTGTTGACGCCCACAGACGTTAATCAGTTTGAAGCAGGCGAAATGAAAGGTGATTTGGGTCGTAAACCCAAAGCACTCACAGCCCTGGTTCGTAACTGTGTCAACATGTTTGGTAGCTACAACGTAGGTCTAGTATGTACCAATCACACATACGCAAGTCAAGACATGTTCGATCCGGATGACAAGATCTCCGGCGGCCAGGGTTTCATTTACGCATCCAGTATCGTGGTTGCTATGAAAAAGATGAAGCTCAAAGAAGACGAAGACGGCAACAAGGTGTCTGAAGTCAACGGTATTCGTGCAGGCTGCAAGGTCATGAAAACACGTTATGCCAAGCCGTTTGAAGGTGTGCAGGTCAAGATTCCATACACAACAGGTATGAGCCCTTACTCAGGTCTTACTGACTTGATTGAGAAAAAAGGCCTGCTCAAGAAAGAAGGCAACAGTCTTGTGTTTACCACAAGTGCTGGAGAGATCATCAAGAAGTTCCGCAAAGGTTGGGAACGCAACGACGACGGCTGCCTGGACACTGTGATGAGCGATTTTGGCAACATTCGAGAAACTGCCACAACCGAGGCCGAAAGTGAGGATGCAGAATGAGTTCAATAGTAGCAAGCGAAATCTGGAACGAACTCAAACGTTATGTCAACACAGTAGATCGTAGCGAAGCTGCCGAAACATTGGTGGCTGTACTGATTGATCATGATGAAGATGTAGAAGACATTCTTAATGCATTCAAGCATGACAGCGATGTCAAGCGAGCACTCACAGCATATCTTGACAATGACAAAAACTACGAAGAAGACGAAGACATCGACGAAGACATCGACGATGACGACAACGAATCTGAATGGGAAGACTAAATGTGGTATGCCCGTGTAGTAGCGGACTTGTCCGCCATTCCTGACTTTGTGCAGCACTACGAGCGAGAGCTTGATGATGCCAAGCGTGATTGCAGGATTGGCGGAATTGTAGAAAAAAATATCACAGCTCTGCCAGGCATTACAGAACACAGATTCAATCAGCTGCAAGAAATTGAAGCTGTGTTGAATTACCTCAATATTCAGCTACGCAAAATTCGACGCCGACATTTTCAAAAGTATCTTGAAGGATATGCACGAGCATTAACCAGTCGAGATGCTGAAAAGTATGTGGACGGTGAGGACGAAGTGATTGATTACGAAACCATTATCAACGAAGTTGCATACTTGCGCAATCGTTGGTTGGGTATCATGAAGGGTCTAGATTCCAAGCAATGGATGGCTGGACATGTAGTACGACTCCGTGCAGCCGGCATGGAAGACATACAAGTCTAAAAAATACGCAGGCACAGGTTCAACTGATACATATTGTATTGGAGAATCATATGAAACCCACAGCATTTGTTACAGGCATGACCGGGCAGGACGGCCCATACCTAGCTAAATTATTAGTTGAAAAAGGCTACCATGTTTATGGCCTTGTTAAGCGTTATTCAAATCCCAATCTTGACAACATCAAATGGTTAGGGATTGAAAATGACATTGAACTTATCACAGGTGACATCACTGATGAGAACAACATGAATCACATCATGCAAAGCGTCAAACCACAAGAAGTCTATAATCTTGCGGCTCAAAGTTTTGTTGGCATTAGTTGGGAGTTGAACAAACTCACGACAGAAGTAAACTGCATGGGTCCGTTGAATTTACTCAATTCGATTCGTCAGCACAATCCCAATGCAAAATTTTATCAAGCATCCACATCAGAGATGTTTGGCAATGCCACGGAACCTGGCCTGCAAGGTGAAACCACACCATTCCGTCCACGATCACCATATGGCGTGAGCAAGTTGTATTCACATTGGATGACTATTAACTTTCGTGAAAGTTATAGTTTGTATGCTTGCTCGGGTATCTTGTTCAATCATGAATCGCCCTTGCGTGGTCGTGAATTTGTCACTCGCAAGATTACAGATGCAGTGGCACGTATTAAATTGGGCCTAGCAAATGATGTTACCTTGGGCAATCTAGACAGTGCTCGTGACTGGGGATTTGCCGGTGACTTTGTGGAAGCTATGTGGTTGATGTTACAGCAAGAAAAAGCCAGCGACTATGTGATTGCTACTGGACAACAACACACTATTGGTGACTTGTGTCGAGTGGCATTTGAACATGCAGGAATTCACGAATGGAAACACCTTGTAAAAAGTGATCCGCGATTTAAACGTCCAGCAGAACTTTACAGTTTGCGTGGCGATAGTGCTCGTGCTAGAGAACAGTTGGGGTGGAAACCACGTACTGACTTTGAAACCATGATACGTGACATGGTTGATGCTGATATCAAAAGACTAAGCGTCTAAACGGCAATCCCAATTTAATTTCCTCCACAGTCCACTCGGTGTGCGCCAGTTGTTCTAGCCATACACTGCGATCAGGGCGTGGAGGATTTTCTATTTGTGATAAGTCCCAGTTGGCAACAGTGCTGGCCAAACTGTCTGGACCCACAAACACAGGCACACCTGCCATCAATGCTTGCGGACCCGGCCCCGAGTTCCAATTTAGCACACAGTGAGCACTACTTAACACTCGATCAAAATCAAAGTCATCGTAGCTGCCAAATGTAAATTTAGGTTTGTCGATCAAACACCCTTGTGGCATTGGACAAGTTCCTCGGGGGTGAGGACGAATTACAATGGGGCGATTGCTGTGTTGTTTGATTTCTTTTACAACCTTGGCTAACCATGCATTTATGCCGGGCAATCCTGCCCATTGCTGACTGTCATGTCGTTGCATGGCTATCACAATGTTTGCGCCAGAACGCCAAGGCTTAAGGCCAAGACCAAGGGTAGCCGCACGATTGGCAACGAGATCATTGAAGTTATAACTGCCAATACCAGTACCGTTAACGCCGATCTTCCAAGTTTGTCCTCTCTGTATCATGCCAACCTCGGCAACAATTACTGGCTTGCCCTGACGCCTAAATGTTTCGTAAACTTCTTGATTGGGACGCATACGCCCGGTCCACAACATACTCCATACCACAGCCACATCCGCTGTAAGGTCGTGATAAACCACCGTGTGTCCTTGGGACACAAGTCCTTGGGCAATGGCTTGAAAAATTGGCACTGAGTTTTTGGCACCAAAATTATTAAACAGACTGATCTTCATTGTGATTAAATAGTTATATATGCACAAAATAAACTCACACTGGTATTCGTCCGAACCGCTCAATGGTTTCTTCAGTGAACGCTTGCAAGACGTTGTGGACGTACATTACCAACAACGATATCGATATTACGTTTATCAGAACATACCTCGCAAGCGCACTATGATCGACATTGGTGCCAACATTGGGATCTTTGCCAAACCTTCGGCAGAACTGTTTGAACGTGTGATATGCTTTGAGCCTGTTCCTAAGAATTTTGAAGTGCTGGAGAAAAATTTAGAAAACTACAACAACGTCGAACTCCACTGCCTGGGCATAAGCAATCAGCCACAGACTGCTAAGTTTAGCATGAAAACTTTGAAATGTGGGCAAAGCCAACAAGTAACAGAATACTCAGATGATCCTGAATATGAAAATTTTGACTGTACATTAGTTACGCTGGATCAGTACAACTTTGACTGTGTGGACTGGATCAAGATTGACGTTGAAGGATTTGAAGATGCTGTGTTAGAAGGCAGTCGAGAAACAATTCGTCGCAACAGACCTTGGTTGCTGTTGGAAGACAATGGCAAGCGAGATCAACATCAACAATGGTTAAATGACCTGTGTGGCCCTTATGAGCCTGCCCTGGTCAAAAGCAAAACAAACACAATATGGATACCCAAATGAAATATGCAGTTGTCACAACATTCAATGCCAGCGGGTATGACCGCTATGCCAGTCGCATGATTGACACGTTCTTGCAAAACTGGCCCAAAGAAATTGATCTATACGTTTACACTGAAGACTGTGCAATACGGCAAATCGCACCAAATCTGCATGTTAGAGATTTGCATGCTGTGAGTCCTGAAATTGTAGCATTCAAACAGCGTTGGGGTAATGATCCACGTGCTCGTGGCTTGGTAGCAACTGGTCCAGCAGACCGTAAAGGCAAAGCACCAGGCATGGGTTTTCGTTGGGACGCTATTAGATTCAGTCACAAAGCATATTCAGTGTTTCACTCTGCGGCCAATTGTGACGCTGATGTACTATTTTGGATGGATGCAGACATGGTGTGCCACACACCTATTACTGAAGAATTTATTACCAGTCAAATGCCGCCCAAGATTGGATTGGCATACCTAGGTCGTGAACGCAAGTTTAGTGAATGCGGCCTGTACGGTATGAACCTACGGGATACTGTTACACTAGCGTGGCTCAAAGAGTTTCAATTGGCCTATGATTCAGGACGTCTTATGACCATGGCTGAGTGGAACGACTGCTGGGTGTTTGATGAAACTCGTAACGAAGTGCAAGCCACGCACCCTAAATGGCGTCAACTAAACTGGAGTGCAGGATTGATCAAAGGAGAAGGACACCCGCTGATCAACACTGCTTGGGGTGCTTACCTTGACCACCTCAAAGGCAAGCGAAAAGAAACTGGACGTAGCATGGCCAAGGATCTTATACAACCACGCACAGAAGGTTATTGGTCTGCTTGATATTCAGCCTTGCTGTGCTTGGCCTTGTAGTGTATAAGATACTCACCTAGTACTGTGTGTGGCAAGGGTGTTTTGTAAGGCTTGGCAAATCCTTCACACAAATCATACACTGGTGCGTCAGCAAGATTGATTGCGGCACCAAACACATCATTGTCGTAGAATCTGCGCAGGTCCGCATGATCACGTTCAACATAGCGTCTACGATACTCGTTTCTAAACGCATTAAACTTTTCGTGCTGGGTGTTTACGGCAAACACACCTGTTTCGGGCACCAACCATGATCCAGGATTGCCTGACTTATCTTGAGTATAGGTTACTCCCATGTACATGGCAAGATCTTCTGATCGCATGCAGTCCAATATTACATGGGCTGGAGGCGACTTCATTGTAACAACATCAGCATCTAGCCACAAGATCCAATCTGCAGTGCTGTGATACATAGCATGTATAAAGCTAAATGCTTTTTTACTGAATTTTTTAACCTGCACACCGTACTCGGTATCTGCTTGCAATCGTGTATACGCCGGGTCAACTTTGTGATCAAAGTCAATTTGTTTGATTCTCTCATGTGGATCCAATTGAAAACCTTCTGTATAACAGGTAAAGGTGAATTGCGGATCCCATAATTCCAAAAAGCTAGATACACAATCTTTGCCAATAAGATCGTAGTAACGTTTATCAAAACTGGTTATAATTTCTATCATTTTTCTACAAACTTTCTCATATGTGCCCATGCTGTGCCATCTCTGAGTTCATGATGGCTCCAGTGAAATTGACTGATCCGTTGTGCCCATGCATCTCGATCGGGCATGAACGGAGTTTCAATTTTGTCAAGTCTGGTTTCTGCTATTTCTCGAGCTTGACTACGTTCTGGATCTGTTACAAATACCGGTATGCCTTCTATGGCCGCACCCACAGCAGGACTTGAATTGTGATTGACCACTGCCCAGCAATTTTTCAAATCTTGTTCTAATGATGTATCAGGAGTGCTGAGTTCAATGTTGAGTAGTCTGCGACCAATGCAAAGTTTCATCAGTCGATCACAGTATTTTTTAGCACGTTTGTCACCAGGGTGAGCTCTGATCCTAATAGGTCTCTTGGTGTATCTGCGTAGTTGCATGATGGTCTTCATGGCCCAGTCTAGTACTTCAAACCCGCCCATGCTCCATCCACCGTCACGTTGCAAACATAATAGGATGTGGTTGCCTTGTGTGCGCCAAGGTTGAAGATTTATGTTGAGATTTTGTTGTACAGCCAACCAACGACTAGGGTCGGGTGCAGTATCGCAGTAATTGCCAGTGTTTGGGAACACACCATCAAAACTGTAGCGCAACCAGTAACCAGGATTGGTTTTGTCTTTGTACAAGAAAAGATTGCTGTCAGCAATCACAGTGCGGCCATTGTGGCCTCGCTGGCCATCTAGTATTTGTTGTCTCAGTTGCAGGTGCGGAGCACTTTTGCCATGCTCGTGTACCCAGCCCAGTATCACTGCTACATCACTAGGCTGATAGTTAAAGTCGTCAACGATGACTCCTTCATCACCACAGGCCTGTACACCTTGAACAAAAAACTGCAAAGTATTAAGTTTGTCTGTAGCAGCCTTTAGGCTTTCTTCAGAGGTGTACTGTTCTTTTCTTGGCAACGTGGCAATATAACTTACTACTTTCATTGTTCTTGCATCATTCTAAAAGCGGTACCATCACGCAATTCTCTCACGTGATATTGTCCATAAGCCATGCTGTGGCACCATGCATCCAGCGTGTCTCGGTTGGCCCAGACTGGATTTTCGATCAGACTCAAATCCTTGCTGGCCACTGGTTCTGCCACATGGCTAGGAGCCAAAACAAATGCAGGCACACCAGCAAATATTGCCTCTACTGCCGCAACACTATTGAATGTAACCAAAGCATGTACATCATTGGCCAGCACTTGATGCAACGGCGCAGTGGTCACACGATCAATTCGTTTGGGTGCCCGTTGTCTAACTTCAACAGGACGATCTGTATATTTTTTTATTTCTGTAACAGTTTGTTCAACCCATTGTTGTTGATCAATGCCGTAGTACCTGCAGGGCTTTTCGTCAGGTGCTGCCACAATAATTTTTCTACCAAACTTTCTTGGTTTCAATTGAATATCTAGTGCTTGCCATCTGTCAGCAGGTCTTGGCACAATTGTTTTGTGTTGTAAATCATTGCGAACAATACGATGATAAAGTTTATTGCCCATCTTATTGGTTCTACTGATGTTGTTGCCCACGTAGCCAGAGTCCACATAGTAAAAATCTTTGTGGTCTTCCAGGCACTTTTTCATAATTTTATACTTGAGGATGCCACGCATGATCGGAGTCATTCCGTCCATCAGCACATCATATTTGTAGTCAAAAAAGTCAGTGTCAGTGGGCTCCTGTCCGGCACTGTGTGCCAGCATGTTGATGTACTCGTCCTGGTTGCCTTTGCTGAGGAAAATAAATTTGTTCATATGATGTCTCTCTGTTGGCAGTACTCGGTTAGTATGCGCTCTCGGTGCCACTCACTGCCCATAGGGGTGTCGGCGAATTCATGAAAGCAAGGTGTGCCTAGTGTATAGTGTAGCAACTTGGCATCTGGATTAGGACCGTATTCGTCGGGCAACCAATTCCATTCGGGCGGCAATTCACCTATGCGAGCATCATCTAACCACGAGAAGCGGTGGAGCTCACTGCCTGTGGATTTTTGTACGAACTGGGGAGTAAGTTGCCTGTTAGGAAAGCTATTACAATTCCACAGAATAACACTAGACCAATTTTTTCGAGGATAGTTTTCATTTTTTGCTCCTAGGTATTTTACAGGCATGCGTGTTTGGTAGTCATGCTTGACTACCATTACATCCATATAGGGATTCTGTAATTCCCATAACTTTGCAATATCATCACGTACAATCATGTCGCCGTCAATGAATATGGCCCAACCTGTGTATTCTTGTAGGTAGGGCACAAGGAAACGAGTATAGATAAAGTGATTGCTGCCATCAGTGTGTGTTTCTTCGTAATCTCGAAACAGATTCAATGCTACAGGAATAATAGCCACAGGCTTTGATGCATGCCGTATGATTGAGTTGGCACAGGTGTGAAAAGCAACAGCTTCTCTTGGATCGTATCCAACGTAAACTGGTATGGCTTTCATCTACGCTCGATATCTTCTTCTACGCAGTTCTCACCAAACTGAATTTCAATCAATTTGAGAGGTTGATCAGTTTCGTTGCACAACATGTGCCATTGATTTTTTGCAATCCAGATATGCTCATGCACTCCAAAATGCCCAACAAGATCGTGATCACTAGAATTATCCAGGCTGTACACAGCGGCTTCTCCTTCAGCCACAAACCAAAATTCTGCACGTTTGTCATGACGTTGCATGCTTAGGCAAGTCTTGGGTGTAACAGTGAGTTCTTTGAGTTTGGTATGTTGCCCAACTTCGTGTAACACACGATAGTACCCCCATGCACGAGTTGTCTTGGGCTTCTTCCAATCTTCAAGTATCCAAGAACTAGAATTCATTTTGTTTTCACCACCTACCCCAAACACAAACTCTACATCATCAAATACCATTTCGGGAATGTTATCCTTTGTGCGATCGCCTCCGTTGGCAAATACAATTTGATCGTTAGGATACCGTATTTTTACCAGTTGGATTGCATCACAACTTGACCCATCATCATCGTTATAAACAACAACTTCATCCACAATCTTCAATGCATTGACCAATTCGAATCTCTCATTAATAGGCATAAATGGCTTGCCTTTTTTACGAGTAAGCCATTCGTCTGAATTGAGTCCAACTATGAGTTTGTCTCCTAGTTTTTTTGCTGCCTGAAAGTAGGCAAGATGTCCGGAGTGTATGGGATCAAACCCACCTGTTACAAGTACAATTTTCATGCTAATATTTATAGACTAATATAACGGTAAATACAAAATGAATCACTTTTATCAAACTATAGATGGTTTTATGAGCCACAAAAACACAGTGATGTTGGACATTGTGTTAGATCAATTTCCTGCTGGAGGCACTTGGGTTGAACTGGGCTCCTGGACTGGTAAGAGCACGGCCTATTGTGTTGTTGAACTTTTAACCAAAGACAAACTAGGCAAGTTTTACTGTGTTGATACCTGGGATGGTGGTATTGAACTTGCCGACCGTGCTGATAAATTGGAAGAAATCTTCTTTGCAAACATACGTCCTATTCAACATCTAGTGACTCCTGTGCAAAGTTTAAGTTGGGAAGCGGCTAAACAATTCAAAGACAACTCTGTTGATTTTTGTTACGTTGATGCCGGGCACACATACGAATGTGTGATACAAGATCTTCGTGCATGGTGGCCTAAACTCAAACCTGGTTCAATGTTTGCTGGCGACGATTATACAAAAGGACACCCAGGAGTGCAACAAGCAGTTTGGGAATTCTTTAAAGAGCTCAACATTAAAGTACATCGTGCTGGCCGTTGCTGGTTGGTTAGCAAGCCTGCCTGAATTTGAAGCCAGTGCGGCTTGCTAACTTAAATATCCATATGACATGGCTTAAACACTATCGCGATAACTATTTTGATCTATTGAATTCCAATACCAGCGGTGCCAAGCGAGGGTTACACGAAGGACTCTATTGCCGGGCTGATGGATTTAACATGATTTTTGCATACCTTGAAAGTTTGCAACACCCTGAATACCATATTATAGAAACAGGCACCATGCGCAATCCAGGCAACTGGAAAGATGGGCAAAGCGCACGACTGTTTGTGGAGTTTGTAGAGCACAACAAAGGATCTGTTAGATCTGTAGACATTGATCCTGAAGCGTGTGGCAATGCTCGCACTGCAATTACCAGTTCGGCGTTTGTTGTTTCGTGTAGTGACAGTGTGTCTTGGCTGGCCACTCAGTCCGATCTTGACCAAGTCGATTTGTTTTACCTTGACAGTTGGGATGTTAAATGGAACAACGATTATGACAGCGCAGAACATCATTTAAAAGAATTCCTAACCATTGAGCCACATTTAAAGCCAGGGGCTGTTGTGGCCATTGATGACAATGCTAGATTCTTAAGTAACAACAACCGCACTGGAAAAGGTCGTAGAATTGTTGAATACTTGTCTGAAAAAAATATTCAACCCATTTATGATGCTTACCAAATAATTTATAAATTTTAACATGATAGTTGATACCACACTTTTTAACAACGAGTTTGACATGTTGGACATTAGGTTAGAGTTAACCAAAGACTACGTTGACCGATGGATAATTTGTGAAGGCAACCGTACCATGAGTGGTAGGCCAAAACCCTACTACCTGTCAGAAAACATTGATCGTTATACCAAATGGGGCAATAGACTACAAGTAATAAAACTTGACATTCCTGAAACCTGGAGTAATTGGGATATTGAAAATGGGCAAAGAGCCGCACTGCGCCCGGGATACGCAGACTGCAACAACAATGATATTATCATGCACAGCGACCTTGATGAAGTTTTAAATCCCAAACTAGTGCCTGATATTTTTAGTCTTGTGGAAACTGCAAACCAACCAGTGACTTGCACACTGGAAATGTACATATACCGGTTTGATCAAAAGCTAGAACGAAAATGGGCAGGAAACGTTGTGGCTAAAAAACACATGTTTGAAGATCCATGCAAACTGTACAAAGGTCTCGGTGCTGGGGTAGGACACGCACAAAAACGCAAAGACAGAATTCACTGCGTTCCGTTTCCTTTTAACGCTGGATGGCATTGGGGCTGGATGGGCAATGATGAGGTTATCAAAAGCAAAGCCTGGAGTTGCATTGAAACCCAAGCACGTGACGCTGATCAAATGCTAGAAAGTTTTCATCGCCTAGACACAGGTGCGGCGATCAATCATAAAACAGTAACAGTACATGTACCCATGCCAGACTATCCTGAACAAGTTAATTCAGTACTGCGGCAATATCCTTACTGGACATGAGCAAACATCGCCACAATCAGATTGTAGACTGCGCCTGTGTAATTCACAGCACTGGGTACGATTGGACCTATGTAGAACGACTTTACAATATGTTGAGTCGCAACATACCGCAAGGCATAAATCTTCACGTGTACACAGAACACGATCGTTCAGTGCCGCCTTATTTAATCAAACACATACTAGAAGATTGGCCAGACGTTGCTGGACCAAAACGATCATGGTGGCACAAACTACAGGTATTCAATCCAGCGCATCACGAAGGTAACTTGCTGTATTTTGATCTTGACACTGTGATAGTAAAAGACATAAGTTGGATAACACAACTAGACACAAATTGTCTTTGGGGTATTAGAGATTTTAGATATTTGCAAAACCCTAATCGTGTAAGTTTGAACTCTAGTGTGATGTGGTGGAATGTCAAAAATTTGAGTTGGGTATGGGATGATTTTAGCCAGACCAATATTCTCAACACCACACGCCAATACCCAGGTGATCAGGATTATTTAAACGCTGTTCTTGGACACAACAGAATTAGATATTTTGAAGATTGGCAATTTCAAAGTTGGCGCTGGCAATGCTTAGATGGTGGGTACGACTTTCAGCGTAGATGTCACAAGATGCCTGGGCAAGGCACACAAATTTCAGATAATGCTTCTGTATTAGTTTTTCACGGACATCCAAAACCCCACAAAATTAACGACAAAGTAGTACAAGACCTTTGGAAGTAAACGGTTGACCAATAATTGCCGTTTTGCTATAATTAGGGCATACAACGCAACAAGGAGCTGATATGTCTTATGTAGTTTTTAAAAACGCCAAAGAATACGGTCCACGCAAGGGACTAGAAGGCCCATTTCACTATCCCAATGGGCAGGTTCTGTACTACGATCCCAAAGCAGGAGAGTACTACGATCCTACTACCGATTTCTACGTGTCAAACGAAGATGTTGCAGAACTGCAAAACAGCATCTTTGCCCTGTTGGCCAAACATTAAGCAAAAAGTGTGGCAAAAAAGCCACACTTTGTTCAGTTGACCGAATATTCCCATTTTGCTATAATATACACATACAGACACAAAAGGAGCTTCCAAATGCGTAATTTTACTAAACAAGAACACCTTAACAGCATTGACACTAACGACATTGGCGAGGGCATTGAGGACTTTGATAACCCTGATCTTAATAAGGCTTTTGGCAAGTTCTGTATCATGGACGACCAGTGTGCCTATAACAACCTATTGGAAGACATGGGTTACGACGAGGACGAAATCAACAACGAACATTGCACTATTGTACACGACACAGTGGTTGAGACTCTCAAGCAAGTGAACCTGGTGTTCAAGAACTTGGGCATCGACTTGGAGTTCAAAAGTGCAGACATGGTAGAGCACATGGCCTTTATGCTTACAGGCAAAGGTGACACACCCGAGGACATGGCCCACCGCATCCGCAGATTGGTTGACAACAAGCCTGTTTAATAGTATAATATACAAACACTCAAAAAGGAGTCCAAATGATTACTCATGGAGATATGGTAGTTTACAAGAACATTGGCACTTACCACTTAGTAAATGACGACGGTTATGATGAAGACACTGACTCATGGTATGACCCCGAAGAACCTCACTATGAGGTGCGCCACTTCTCGGGCCTGACTGTAACTGCCAACTCTGTCAAACAGTGCAAGAAGTGCCTGGATGACTTTGAGGTTACTGCACAAGAGATCCGTGCGGCTATCAACAAGCTCACGAGTTACGGCTATCGTGTGGTTAAAGAGCAAGAGTACCGCGACACCAGCACAGACCCCAACGGCCTAAAGGCATTTGCACGAGACTTCTTGCCCTAAGACTTGTGTGGCTAAAACGCCACACTTGTTTGGTTGACCAAATATTCCCATTTTGCTATAATACTTGTATAGTAATTAAAAAGGAGCCAAAATGATACATCAAAATATACAAAAACTCATTAACGATTATCAAGAGATTCTGGACCGAGATCCCATGGATCAGTCGGAAGATACTCAAAGTATTCTTGCTCGCTTTGCCCAACAGTTGGCCGCAGAGCTAGGCGAGATTGTGGTAGCAAGTCCTTACATGGAAGGTACCCGCATGTACTTTGACGAGAAGATTGCTCGTTACGAAATCAAGAAGAGCGTGGGCCTAGCGGAATAACCGGGCTAAAAGTAGTACTTGAGTTTGCAGTTTTACCCCCAAAAACCAGTACTAAAGTACACATTTTTCAGTCTCAGGGTGTTTAATTTCCCTAGATGTTGTGCAAGTGTATCAAAGCACACAAAAACAGCTTAAAACCGCGGTTGACCGAATATTCCCATTTTGCTATAATACTTGTATAGTAATTAAAAAGGAGCCAAAGATGCAAAACTGGACCGACAAGATCATTCATTGGAATCAACTGCCTGGAACAGAAGTCAAGCGACTGCTGGCTACCTGGGGCATGACTCCAGAGCAGATTGCCAAGTATGACAAGAAGCATGGCTTTACAAACTCTGCCCCCAAAGCACAAGTGCCTGTCAAAGCAGAAAAGACAGCAAAGCCCACAGCAAAACCTGTGGCCAAAAAGGCAGTGGCCAAACCTGTCGCTCGTCAGAAGCACACAGGTGCCGATGGCGAGATCAAGTTTGTAGAGCACCGCAATCTTTACGTGGGGTTCTTTGGAGGCCGTGTAGTAGTCACCAAACGCACTGCCGAAGCTTGCCGCGCTGTACTGGCTGAACACTTTGGTAGCCAAAGTGCCAAGGTTGACCAATAATTCCCATTTTGCTATAATATAATTTTAACGCACACTAAAGGAGCCAACCATGAGTGCAATTCGAGTTGTTAAAGGTAACTACCGCGGTAACACTGTTCAGGACACCACATTTGAGCTGGTGTCAGGTTTCCAGTCCGGAGCCAAAGGCAGTTATGTCACAGTAAAAAATTCAGGACATTTTCCCAAATGCCCGGATACTATCCGTATTCGTGTTGACAACATTTCAGATATAGAGTATACTAACGCCATGACTACAGAAAAACCCGCAGAGCCAACCCAAGCCCGTGTTGCAGAAACAGATGAGCAAGCCATGGATCGTATCCGTGAGCGTTTTGACATCCTGCACGAGATGACCAAAGCCACAGTGTCAGGAGACATCCGTGCTATGATTGTGAGCGGCCCCCCTGGCGTAGGCAAGAGCTTTGGCGTTGAGCAAGAAATTGACAAGGCCACAATGTTTGACAAGCTGGCAGGCAAACGACTGCGAGCCGAAGTTGTCAAAGGCAGTGCCACTCCTATTGGCCTGTATCAGACCTTGTACAAGTACTCAGATGAGAACTGCGTGGTTGTGTTTGACGACTGTGACAGCATCTTGTTAGATGACGTTGCTCTTAACTTGCTGAAAGGTGCATTGGACTCCGGCAAGAAGCGCAAGATTTCTTGGTTGAGCGAATCCAGTAGTCTGCGCCGCGAAGGCATCCCAGACAGTTTTGAGTTCAAAGGCAGTGCCATCTTTATTACAAACTTGAAGTTTGACAAGATGAAGAGCCAGAAACTGCGGGATCACTTGGATGCCTTGCAAAGCCGATGCCATTACTTGGACTTGACCTTGGACACCATGCGTGACAAGATCCTGCGTATCAAACAAATTGCCAAAGACGGTGTGTTGTTTGCGGACTACGACTTTGAGCCATGTGTGCAAGACGAGATTATTGACTTCATGAATGTGAATCAGAATCGCTTGCGTGAAATGAGCTTGCGTATGGCAATCAAGATTGCAGACTTGCGCAAGATGAGTGCGCTGAACTGGAAGCGTTTGGCTGAGACCACTTGCATGAAGAGTGCCTAATGGGCAGTGACAAGGCCTTCTTTGGCACCATACTTGCCTTGATGGCCTTGTTGTTTGGATACCCAGGTTGGGCGTTTTTGATTTTTTTGATAGCAATAATATAAAGGAACTCAATGACCATCAAATACATTTCTAACCGTGCAGGCGATATTACAATGCCTTGGGAACCAGGCCTGTTGGAATGGTTGATTGCAAAGTACCCGTACTCGGGTTATGAAATAAAGGAACTGGCAAATGTTTGAAATCTGGGACGGCGATCTAATGTTGTATACTGTGGATACCAAGTACGAAGCCGACGAAGCAGTAGAGTCAGGATTTGAAGTTCGCACAGTAGGAGTACCACAGTGACAGTGCCACGTGAGCGTACCAATGCAGTGATCTTTACAGAAAGTTTTCTCAAAGATCTGCTGAATCCCAAGGCCACGCCAAGGGTGCCAAAAAGTATTCGTCAACAAGCTGCTCGTTGTCTTAGACACTATCCCAGTCAGTGGGAAATGGAAACCATTGCTGCTCGAGAAGATGGCGAAGCACATCCAATTCAAGTGAAAATATTTGGCAAAGGATTTGCATGACTGAGTTGGAAACTGCACTGAAGTCGCATGACTGGAGCCTAGCAGGATACACAACCAGACCTGAACTGGACAGATTGATGAGATTGCATGCTGACTCAGTGGCTCTTTGGGAACAGTATTGCCCTTGGAGTACGGCCAACGGTGGCTATATTGCCTGGGTCAAGAAGTAATCAGCAATTGACAAAGTTTCTCCTGGGCGCTATACGGTTGGCTCCGGCCTAGGATTTTAGCAGGTACCCTTAAAAAGGTACCTGTTTTTTTTACCTATAAGTATCCCAATGAATAACCCAATATTTTGTACAGCGCCGTTTACTACACTTAGAATAGAATCGTACTCGCCTAGTAAACTAGGATTCAAACCAGGATGCATATACACTATTCAGGACAAATGCGAATCGTTGGATGAATTTTTGTCCGGCCAAGAGATGACTGCACTCAGAGACAACAAACTCACTGGCAATGTACCTGCTGCCGGTTGTGCTAACTGTGCAAACCATGACAGGATGGGTATTGATAGTGTACGCAAAAAACTTTTGCGTAAACCCTGGGCCAGCGACCAACTTGATATCAAAATGTTGGACTTGTTTTTCAGCAACACATGCAATCTTGGTTGCTTTATGTGCCACAAAACTGTCAGTACATATGTTGCCACCGAGAGAAAAGCAGTTGGGCTAAGTTCTACTACGGTAGAGGTGCATGACAATACAGACATTGCATTGGAAACCATAGACCGATTGCCGAATTTAGAAAGTGTCAGTTTCATCGGCGGCGAATTTTTTGTCTTTAAAAAGAATATAAAGCTGTTGGATAAAATAATTGAAAGGCAGTTGGAGTGCCGAATAGTAACAAATGCATCGGTAGTGACATCGGTGTTGCTGGAACGACTCAAACAAATACCCAAAATAGAGTTAACCATCAGCATGGACGGTGTAAACGATGCTTATTCTTTTATGAGATATCCAGCAACTTGGGAAAATTTTGCTGACAATGTAAGCATGCTCAAAAAGCATGTGCCTCATGCAACAATAAATTTTAACTTTGTTCTTCAAGCATTGAACATCAACAACTTGTATGACACATTTGCCTGGGCAAATAGAAAAATGATACCAATACATGTTGCCGCATTGGTGGATACAGATCAAGGTGAGTTAGGTTGGACCATTCTCAAAGAAAATGAAAAATCAAACATAGTTAGATATCTACAAGACAACAAATCAAAGTACCGTATTACCAAACAGCAAACAGAAATAATTGACAGTTACATCACTGGAATACAAAAAGCCGAGTTTGATCAAACGCATCGAACCAGCGGGGTTGATATGCTTGCCCGTCTGCTGGCCTACCGTAACGTAGCAGAAAGTGCAGTTCGAGCACAGTTGGGTGTATTTGTAGAACTAGCGGATGAAATCATACAGGCTCAAAAAACATTTGATTTTACAAATAAAACCGTGTATAATATAACAAATGAAGCAAGCAACAATTGTAATCAAGGATGAAGTCAATATCAAGATTGAAGGTCTGGATCTTGACTGTCGCAAAAAACTAGTAAACACATTCAAATATGAAATACCCGGAGCACGGTATCAACCTGCTGTGAGACTGGGTCGTTGGGATGGCAAGGTGGCCTATTTTCAGTTGGGAGGGTCCAGCTACATCAACCTGTTGCCCGAGATCATTCCCATTCTGGAGCAGTACGACTACGACATTGAGCTAGATGATCAACGTGACTACTCCAACACATTTGAATTTGATGCCATGCGGGAAGACACATTCCAGGACACAATGTGGCCTGTAGGGCATCCAATGGCAGGACAGCCTGTGATGTTGCGTGACTATCAAGTAGAAATTGTCAACAACTATCTGCAGAATCCGCAATGTATACAAGAAGTAGCCACAGGTGCTGGTAAGACTCTAATGACAGCAGCTCTAAGTTGGAACGTGCAAAAATATGGTAGGTCCATTATCATTGTGCCCAACAAAGACCTTGTGCGGCAGACCGAAAAGGACTACATCAATCTAGGCCTGGATGTGGGTGTGTATTTTGGCGATCGCAAAGAGCTGGGCAAGACGCATACCATTTGCACTTGGCAAAGTCTCAACGTGTTGATGAAGAACAGTGCCAGCGGTGTTGCTGACTTTACTATACTGGACTTTATGGAAGGTGTGGTATGTGTGATTGTAGACGAAGTTCACATGGCCAAAGCTGATGCACTCAAGACCATGCTCACAGGTGTGATGTCGAGAGTGCCAATTCGTTGGGGACTCACAGGCACAGTGCCAAAAGAGAAGTTTGAAAGCCAAAGCCTGTTGGTAAGTCTGGGCCCGGTTATCAGCAAGCTCAGTGCTAGCGAATTACAGGACCGTGGAGTGTTGGCACAGTGCCATGTGAACATTGTACAACTGCTGGACCACGTGGAGTTCAGCAACTATCAAAGTGAGCTCAAATACTTGTTGGAAGAAAAAGGCAGACTAGATGCTATGGCCGGACTTATCTTGCAGATCAACGAAACTGGGAACACCTTGGTACTGGTGGACCGTGTGGCAGCAGGCACAGAACTGGTGGCCAGACTGGGCGACAAGGCAGTGTTTGTGTCAGGAGCAACCAAATCAAAAGACCGACAAGACGAATATGATCAAGTGGCTGAAGCAACGGACAAAATTATTGTGGCCACATATGGAGTGGCTGCTGTTGGTATTAATATCCCCCGTATTTTTAACTTGGTTCTTGTTGAGCCTGGCAAAAGTTTTGTTAGAGTTATTCAGAGTATTGGTCGTGGCATCCGTAAAGCGGAAGACAAAGACCATGTTCAGATCTGGGATGTGACCTCAACCTGCAAGTTTGCCAAGCGTCACTTGACCAAGCGCAAGCAGTTCTACAAAGAAGCCAACTATCCTTTCTCAGCAGAGAAACTGGATTGGATGAAAATTGCTTGACATTTGCAATCAGATCATATACACTTAATACATATGCGAATTTTAACCTTAGACAACCAACACTACAACCTAGATCATTTGCCTGAAGAAATTGATGATATGCGTTTTGCTATCCTTGACAATTCAGACCCCAAAGATCCTGACTATCATTTTATACCACTTATCTTTTTGGAAAGTTTTAACAGCCCAGCCTTGGTGCTACGCATAGGCAAAAACACAATTCGCATGCCCATGGACTGGCAGATCTTGATAGGCGAACCTGAAGTAGGCGATCTTGAAGTGTTGCCCTTGACATCAATCAATGACCGTGGGTTCCGAGTGTTTCAGTTCAATCCATTAACAAGCTTTAGGCCTAGTTTCCCTGACATTGAAATCCTGGATGTATATCATGAAGTGTCGTGGTACGCACCCAAACTCAAAAACGGCCAAATGCTGGCAGTGCCATTGAACGACGATCCTGAACCCGACTGTGTGTACTTTGTAAAAGACGTAAGTCGCAACTGTGAAATTGTAGACTACAACAAGGCTTGGTAACCAATGGGTGATCTAACTCCTGGTGCAACATACATTTACGAACGTGCTGATGGCGTTACTTACGCCCGTGAGTTCGGCGCAGACCCGAGCACCAGAGTAGCAATAGGATCTGATTACGATCCAGTAACTGGTCACAGAATAGACTACGATAAGAGAACAGAAGACGGCAGGCCGTTACACGAACATATAATGGACGCTAAATTATGGGGCGAAATTCGGCGAGCTGCCAAGACCAATCCCACTTTACAAGATGCCCTGGATCGTGTTATAATGATCCACAACCTGAGCAAAACCCATGAGTGACAAACTAAACATTGCCAATGAGATGCGACAATTTGATCGCAAGAATCGAGACTTCTACGACGAGCTCACAGCCGAAGAACGCAAGAAGTTTAGTAACTATCTCATGATACGTTGGGGCAGTTCTGTTGAAGGGTCAAGAGATCTGCAGGAGTTCTATGTGATCAGCTGTAACGAGCGATTCAACAAACACTTCTTTGATCTGGGCAAGCATCCTAAACTGCAATGGTTGTTGGCCACCACCGTGAGCCCAGACATGGGTACGCCAAGACATCCCTGGATTGCGCCCAAGAAAAAAGACCCCGGTGCCAGTTCGTTCAAGAAACAACTCAGCGAACTGTTTCCGCACATGAAAAATGATGAGATTGACTTGTTGGCGTCAATCACAACCAAAAAAGAACTAGATGCATACATTCGTCAGCATGGCAACGACCCCAAGTAAATTCAGCTGTGACTTTTGCAACAAGACCTTTGCCAAGGAAACCAGCATAGCAGTTCATGTGTGCGAAGCCAAACGGCGGCATCAGGAACAGAATGAGCCAGGTGTGAGACTGGGCTTTCAGGCTTACATAAAGTTTTATGCCACAGTACAGAGATCTACAAAATCCAAGACATTTGAAGACTTTGCCGGCAGTGCCTATTATCGTGCATTTGTGAAGTTTGGGCGATACTGTGTGGATACTCGCACAATCAATCCTGGTCAGTTCATGACATGGCTGTTGAAGCACAACAAAAAGATTGACTTCTGGTGCTCAGATCGTGTGTACACAGAATACTTGCTGGACTATCTCAAGGTGGAAGCAGTAGAAGATGCACTGGCTCGAGCTATTGAGTACAGCATGACCTGGGCAGAGAATACTCAAGCACCTCCACATGATTGTTTGCGTTATGGCAATGTGCATGCTTTGTGCCATGCTATTGTATCAGGTAGACTGAGTCCATGGACCATATACTGTAGTGATTCAGGTCAGCAGTTTCTCAGCAACTTGGATGCAGCACAAGTCAGTTTGATCTGGCCTTATATTGATTCAGATGTGTGGCTCAAAAAGCTACAACAAAGTCCCGATGACAAGGCATATGCCACAACAATTTTGACCCAAGCAGGATGGTAACATGATTAGAAATATCACAGGCGGCATGGGCATACACATCTCAGGCAGTGTGTACAATGCACCCTACGTCGACTCTACCAGAGCCAGCGCCGGCATGGTGAGATTCATTAGCAACAACTTTGAAGTATATGATGGCAGCTCATGGCTGCCATTGCAGTCCAGCTATCCACAAGTTGAACTGGACGGCATAACACAGGAAGCCGTACAATGGACACGCCGCCGGATGGAAGAAGAAAAACGCATGCTGGAACTGGCCAAAATGCATCCTACAGTAGCAGATGCCTTGGCAGCACAACAACGAGCTGAGGAAGCTGTGCGTATTGCTGTAGCATTGTGTGATGTAAAATGAGCGCAGATATTGACATTGACTTTGCTGACAGAGATCTTGTGTTGAAATTGATTCAGCACACGCCTGCACGACAAAGTGACGGTCGTCGGCACAATTCAGGAGTATACGTCACAGATATTCCACAAGATCCTGTGCACCAGTGTGCAGCCATAGACTACGAAACAGCAGAACAACGTGGCTATTTCAAACTGGACTTCCTGAACATGAGTGTGTACAGTTTGATTCAAACTCCCGAACACTACGAAGCCATGCTGGCTGCAACTCCACCGTGGAGCAGACTGTGGACTGACGCCCATTGGGTCAGTCAGTTGGCACACGTGGGCAATTACTATGATTTGTTGAAAGAAATGAAGCCGGATTCAATACCAAGACTGGCCGCTTTTATATCAATTATTCGTCCAGGAAAAGCACACTTACAACGGCGTCCTTGGCCAGAAGTGTTTGCATCAGTATGGGATGGAGATACCAGTCGTGGATACACATTCAAGAAAGCCCATGCAATCAGTTATGCAGCCTTGGTAGCACTGCATATGAATCTGCTCAATCAAGTCGTCTAACCAAGGTAATCGATTTGCGCTTGCTCTTTTTGCGAGCAATGTCCAACAAGCTACAAGCAGGACCATGCAGTATTTCTAGATCTTTGTTTGAAAATGTACGCAAGGTGTGACGGAATTGATCCCATTCCCCACGCAAGAATATATTGATAGGTATGCTGCGATTGCTTTCCCACCACCAGACATTGGCCAGTTCTAAAAACGCCAGCTTGTCTTGCAAGTCAGTGACGTGTCCAAAATCGTAGATGGTGGTAACAGTGTCGTCTCTGTTTTGAACTATGCCCACATATTCCACGTTTGCGTACAAGCACAGCGTGATAAAGGGGTATTTTTCTGCCAATTTAGTAAAGATGTCGTTGCCCATAAATATTGTTCGAGGATCCTATGTATTCCACCACAGCATACTTATACCAACAAATTACCAAAGTATTATTGATTGACACCAGTGGTGGCTATTTCACAGCGAGGTATAACCCAGTGTACGCAAAACAACTAACCATCAACAAGGGCGTGGACAACGTGCTATTGTTTGAATTTATTAACCAGGAACAAAAGCCAGTGAATATCACTGGCAGTGCCTTTGTGTTTAGATTGATCAGCCAAGACGGTGACGAACTGTTGCTGGCCAAAGACATGACCATTCTCAGTGCTGCCTTGGGCAGAGTCAAAGTGACTCTGGATACTGCAGACACTATCAATCTCACAGCACAGCCAGCCAGCTACAGTATTCAACGCACATCCGGAGACTACGTGCAGGCAGTGTACACAGACGCTAACAGCCAGGCTCGTGCAGATTGCAACATTGTGGATTCTATATTCCCTGAATTTCAAGACAGCAGCAATTTAACCATTCCCACAATATACGGCCCAACATCTTGGCCACAAAACCCACCAGCAGGTTGGCCAGACTGGGCACTGACTCCGCAGCCGCAGAACTACACTCAAATCACTGAATTTTACAGCAGCCAAATCCCCACACACGGTGCCAGCCTAACCACAATCAAAATGGATCTGCATCACTTCACAGGCACAATCAAAGCACAGGCAGCAGAAGACTATGAGTCCGCATGGTATGACGTCACTGCCAGTACACAGTATCTCAATAAGACTAGCACCATATATCTCAACGTGCCAGGATTTCATCCACTGATTCGTGTGGCATTCAATCAAAGTCAGGGATTTGGTGCACAAGCCACTGCCACAGTAGTGAATGGTGTGGTCACTGGTATTACTGTGAACAATACAGGACAGAATTACATTGCTGCCCCCAATGTGCTTATCATTGGCAACGGTGCAGGTGCAGAGGCCGTTGGATCCTATGCTGGCAATGGCCAAATTGGGGCAATCACAGTCACAGCTGGTGGCGCAGGTTATTTGCCTGTTACGTTTGGCAGTCCTGTCTATGCCAATGTTGTCATAAACAACGGTACTGTCACCAATTTGCTGTATAGATAAGTCTGCTTCTGTTATAATAAACAGATGCTTGATATTGTTCAATACCTACCTGCAAAACGCAAAGCCAGTCCCAGCGGGTGGGTCAGTTTCAACGCAGTGTGTTGCTATCACAACAACAACGCACCGGATAAAAGATTGCGTGGCGGAATCAAAACAAGCGAACAAGGTTGGAGCTATCACTGCTTCAACTGTGGCTACACTGCCAGCTTTATCCAGGGCCGTACTCTAAGTTACAAGGCCCGCAGGCTATTGAGCTGGTTGGGTGTATCCGAACGAGATATTGAATTTGCCAATTTAGAAAGTTTACGTCATCGTAGCGTCAATGGCTTGATAGAAGATCGGCAACGCACATTCAACGTGTTGCAAGGCATTGAGTTTGAAGAACGCGAGTTGCCCGCAGGGGCAGAATTTGTGCAGCCTGGCACCACATACTGGAGTTATTTGTTGGCACGTTATGCGCCAATGGATTTCCCGTTCATGATCGACCCCCTGAGCAAGCGCCGAGGTATCATCATACCGTTCACACACAACAACCGTGTGGTAGGCTGGACCAAGCGTTTTTTGGATGCACACAATCCCAGATACTTCAGCGACAGTCAGCCCGGCTATGTGTTTGGCACTGATCTACAGCATCCAGACTGGCAGCATGTGATTGTGACCGAAGGCATATTTGATGCACTCAGCATTGGCGGTCTAGGTTTGATGCACAACGACATCAATGATGCACAGGCTAGACTGATACGCAGCCTTGATCGACAAATCACAGTGGTGCCTGATCAAGACACAGCTGGCCTGGACTTGATTGACCGCGCCGTGGAACTGGGCTGGGCAGTCAGCATACCCAACTGGCAAGATGGCATCAAAGACGTCAATGATGCTGTAAAGAAATATGGTCGTCTAGGCGCCTTGCTAACTATTATGCAGGCACGGGAAACCAGCCGAATCAAGATCGAACTAAGAAAGAAAGCACTTGTTAAAAGAATACAACACTGAAGTACAACGATTGTTTTTGGAAATGATGCTAGAAGACGCCAGCTCGTATGTGCGTGTACAAAACATCTACAATCCAGAAAACTTTGATCGCAGCCTGCGCAAAGCCGCAGAGTTTATCAAAGAACACAGTGACAAGTACAAGACATTGCCGGATCGTACGCAAATATCTGCGGCATGTGGTATCACGTTGCAGGCTGTGCCCGAACTCAATGAAGGTCACAATGAATGGTTCATGGCTGAGTTCGAAAGCTTTACCAAGCGCCAAGAACTAGAACGTGCTATTTTAAAGGCAGCAGACTTGTTGGAAAAGGGTGAGTTTGATCCTGTGGAAAAGCTGATCAAGGATGCTGTGCAGATCAGTTTGACCAAGGACATGGGCACAGATTACTTTGCTGACCCTGCAGGACGTATCAACAAGTATTTCAATTCAGGTGGACAGGTTAGCACGGGCTGGCCACAAATGGATCGACTGTTGTATGGTGGATTCAGTCGTGGTGAACTCAACATCTTTGCAGGTGGTTCAGGATCAGGTAAGTCATTGGTCATGATGAACATTGCGCTGAATTGGTTGCAACAAGGACTCAGTGGTGTGTACATCAGTCTTGAACTTAGTGAAGAACTAACCAGCTTGCGAACTGATGCCATGTTGACCAGCATGAGTACCAAGGACATTCGCAAGGACATTGACTCAGCAGAACTCAAAGTCAAGATGTCA